GCACGCGACGCTTCGCCTCAGTCGCGACGACTTGCCCGATCTTGATCAGCGTCGAGCGCACTTCCTTCTCGAGCCGACCGTTGAATCCCTTCAACATCGCCTGGAAACTGTTGTAGCCCTGCACTGTCGCGCTGCCTGCGATCGTCGCCATCTAGGTGTGCTCCAGCCAGACGGTCTTCATCTTGTTCTTCCCGCACTCGTCGCCGACGCCTCGCACCTGATAGGTCGCCGAGTCGACGATGATGCGATCGCCTTCGCCCGTGCTGCCCGCCTCTGGCTCGATGTCTGCACTCGTCTCGAAGTACGCCATCGCCGAGAAGACGTACTCCCGCCCACCACTGCCCATCGAGATCGTGCCGGTCTTCTGCTGCAAGAGGCACGGCACGTCTGTCGAACTGCTCGACCAGCTTGGCGTCGACTCGCCATAGTCGTCGACGGTCCTGGCCCATCGCTCGATCGTCGCTCGATCTGTCAGCAGTCCTGCGATGCTCATCAGATCAGCACCATATTGCGGTAGCGGTTGACGATCTCGCGGGCAGAGATGACTCCCTGCGTGCCGCCACTGGCGAGCGTGTACGAGTACGAGCCGAGGTGCTCGCTCTGGATGTCCCGACCCTTGTCGGCAGTGTTCCGCAGTTCGGCGATGATCAGGTTGCAGGCCAGCGTGATGTCGCTCGGGACCGTGCTGTAGCCTGCCGTATAGACGACCTTGATGTTCCCCGTCCCACTCGGCCACTGCCCCCACGTCTGAGGGTCGCCGTCTGGCCGGAAGGTTCCTGGTCCCTTGATCGCAACGAGTTCGCCCGTGTTGCTTTCGTTCTCGACGACTGTCCTGATGAAGAAGTCCTCGCCCGCTGTCCACTCTGTCGCGCTGGCGAACGCACCAGCCGCCTGCCCCGCATACGCTGACTGGTCGACGTGGACGCTGGTGACTGCCGTCACGGGTCGCTGCTGGACGAGCAGCATCCTCGAGCCGTCGCCGCCGTAGTATTCCGTGTAAGTCGCTGACTCGATCACCCTGTCGAGGTAGCCCTCGATCGCTGACGTGGCGAGCGTGATCATCGCCGCCAGCTTCACGTCTTCGCTCGTGTCGCTGACCCCGAGAAAGGTCTTCAGGTCCGAGAGCGTTGTCAGTGCCATGTCTGTCCTCAAAAGACGACAGGGCGGGCGGGTGGATCCGCCCGCCCTGTCGTGGCGAAGAAGTCGGGGAGGGTGCCTAGAGCTTCTTCTTCAGTTCGTCGATGTACTTGATCGTCTCAGCCTTCGTCATGGGCTGCGGCGGGATGGTGTAGCGGGTCGGCACGAGCAGCTTCGTGTCCTTCTTCGCTGCTGGCTGCGGCGTGTCTTCGGTCTTCTTTGCCATGTCGTCCTCTCGCAGACTGTCACCCGCTGACCTGCCTCGTCTCAGGTCAGCGGGCTGTCTGTCGTTGCTACTCGTTCTTCAACACGTCGCAGAGGGTGAACGCCTTGGCGTGTCGAGCACCAGCGTCCATCGACATGATCGCCCGCACCCAAGTCTGGTCGTTCGCGAACGGCGTGTCGCCCTGAGTCGAAGTGGCGAACTCGAGCACGCCAGCCCGAGCGATCATCCACTCTTTGAAGACGCCGAACAGGACGTAGGTCAGGGCGGCGTCGCTACCCTTTTCGCGGACCTTGTTGATCTGCGTGCTGACGTAGACCGGATGGCCGAACAGGCGAGGCGGCAAGCCGTTCTCGATCTGTCCACGGTTGGTCGCGAACATGAACGGGCCTTCTTTGTCGCCGCCCGAGATGGCATCTGCACGCGAGTTGTAGAGACCCACAAACAGTTCTGGCCGCATCAGGTACGCTGCGGTCCCCGTGTCGAAGTTATCCTCCAGCACGGCAGCAGCCATCCGACCGGGATCAGCCGGGCCGAACGTGTTACCGTTGGTGGCGACAGTTGTCGCCAGCACAGTGTTGATGCCGCTCGTCGTGATGATGCCGCCCGGTGCAGTCGCGGAGGCATTGCCGTCCAGCATCGTCTGGTCCGCTTTGAGAGCGAGAGTCGTCGCGAGGTCGTCCCGCACGAACGCCTCTATGCTCGGCGTCGCGTAGCGGATCAACTCGTTGGGCAACTTCACCAAACCGGCCAACTTCTTCGCCGTCAGCGACAGGGTATCTGTCCCCATCTCGCTGGAGGAGATCGCTGCGTTCTCACCGACCCACGCAGCAGTCAGCCCGCTGGTGTGGCGGGGGAAGTCGATTTTACCGTTGGGCGGCAGACTGATCTCGGTCGCCCCGGCCTGATCGAGCACGCTCTTCGCCCTGATCAACTCGATCAGTTCGCCGAGCGGTGCGTTTGCAACGAGAGCACCAGCAGGGTCACTCGACCAGCTGATCGCCTGGCCGACACTGCCGCCGAGCTTCTGGGCGACCCACTTGGCCTGATCAGCGTCAGCCCCTGCGATCGACTGAGCCATCGCCTGCCGCAGTTCAGTGCCGAAGCCCGTGTCGAGGTTGGCGATGTGGCTCGAGCCGAGAGGCACGAGCATCGAGTTCGCACCCGACAGCGTCATCCCGCCCTGCTCGACGTAGTGCTGGTGCAGGCGGCTGTGAACGTCCAACTCGTACTTGGCGTTCTCGGGCTTCAGGAATCCCTGCCGGATGCCGAGTGCTTTGAGGAACGAGTAGCCTTCGGAGTGCATCGGGTTCTCGCCGACTCGCACGCCAGGAGCACCGCCACCGAACAGCTGGCTCGCCTTGTCGTTCGGCTGAGACAGACCAGTGATCTGTCCCTCGAGTGCGGTCTGCCGCTCGACGAGCGGGGCCACTTGCGAATCGACTGTCTCCTTCACGGCGTCGACCATCTGCTGCACGTCGTCGTCTTTGCGTTTCTCGTCCGTCACTGTCTTGTCTCCCGTTTTCGGTGTGATCAATTCGCGGCCCGTCTGCCTGTCAGACGTTCGACTTGTTTCTCCAGTTCATCCAGCCGATCCGCGACAGGCTTGATCGCTTCAACGACTGCCTGCTGCACAGCGGCGATTCTCCTGCTTCGGACAGCGTCAGCCGCCAGCTTCTTCGCGGCTTGTTCCATTCTCGTCACCGTCCCGTCGCGGTCAACCCCTGTCTGTTGCTCGGGAGTCCAGCCAGGCGACCAGGTCACCTTCGGCCCACCCATGCGGGCCATCACTGTCGCGAGCGATCTCGTGATGCGCTCACCGTTGACGTGACCTCGATCGAGATGCCGACGCACTGCGCCGGGATCAGCTGGGATCGAGACGATCGACCACTCGAGCAGATCGCTCTCGGTGTAGATCAATCCCGCCCCGTCTTGCAGCATCACCTCGTCCTCGTCGATGTCAGCCGCCTGCTTGACAGACAGCCGACGCGCACGCATCGGCAGGAACTGCACGCTCGCCGTTTGCAGGATGCCCTCGTCGACCAGGGCGAAGATCGTCGCGGCATCAGGCAGACGCTGCGAGAAGTGAACGCGAGCCGTCGCCTTCGTCTTGCCGATTCGCACCGTCAGGTCGCCGTCTGGCGTCTGGCTCGTGCCGATCGGCAGCTGGTACGTCAGCCCGTGGTCGAACATCACGACTGGGTTGGTGCGGTAGTTGTCGAGCACCAGACCGCGACCGTGATCGCTCTCAGCGATCTGCACGATGTTGCCCTGACGGTTCGGCTGCTTCTGCTTCGTGACGATCACGAAGTCAGCGGTCATCTTGCGAGGCTCAGTCGACTGCAAGACAGTCTCCGACGACTGGTATCGCGGGAAGCCGCTCGGAAGCAGCTGCTCCTCGCCGTGCATCGACAGGTGATCGAGGATCTCCTGGCCTCGCAGTTCTCGACTGACTCGACCGAATGACTGCTTGAAGTCTGGCACGTCAACGTCCATCGCCTTGAGGTGCTTCGCCAGATGGTCGTAGGCACCACGACGATCTGCGTCGCTCATATCGACGCCGCCTCGCCCGCCGTTGATCGCAGCGATCGCAGCCGAGACGCCGTGCCTGTTCACCTTCAGCGAGCCGCCGACGACTTCGTGATGCGGCAGCGAATACTCGCCGAGCGTCGTCCCGTCGCCGTGGACGTAGGTGAAGCCCTGCGCATACTTCGACCGCTGGCCGCTGTCATCGAGATCGAGATCGAGATCGCCGTCGCCTGCCCAGCCCTCGAGACTCTTGCGAGCACGATCGCCATCCCAGCCAGACGCCTCGGGCATCGCTGGCCCCGCCTTGTACGGCACGACTCCCTGAGTGATGCCGGGGCCGAGCGACTCGACGAGATCATCGAACGCCTGGGCGTTCTCTTCGAGATCGTCGCCCTCTTCCCCGTACTTCGCTGCCCACTGCTCCTCGCAGTGAGCCAGACGCTTCTCGTCGTCGGGGATCTCGGCGACCACTTCAGCGTCGACGATGCAGTCGGCGATCCACTTGTCGCGTGCTTCGTCGTCGCCCTTCGCTGGTCCTTCGGGATCTTCGTCTTCTTCGTCGTCGACAGCCTGCACCTCTTCCTCGGCCTCTTCGAGTTCTTCGTCGTCCTGCACTTCAGCCGACGCCTTCCAAGCTGCGTCGCACGCTTCGGTTCGATCGACTTCGTCAGGGTAGTCGCCCACCACGTCGTCGTCTTCCATGCACCGCTGGTGGAACGCCTCTTCCTCTTCGCCGTCTTGCACTGCGAGTTCGGGATGGTCTGCCATTGTCTTCGATCTCCGTTTGCGTTTCTTCTTGTCGTCGCTGCCGTAGCCCTGCGACTCGTCCCACTGAGAGTGGCAGAAGGCAGCACGCTGATCGTCGTCGGGGAAGGTGTCGGTCGCTTCGTCGTCGCCCATGCAGCGGGCCAGGAATCTGTCCTCTGTCTCTTCTGCTCTGGGATCTGGCATTACAACTCCACCCATCCAGAAGCCACGCAGCGGCAGTTGATCGTGTTCCCTGCGCTGCCAGCGGGATCACCGGGGAACATCAGCCCTTCGCCGCTGACCAGGAACGGCTCGACGTTCGGCGTCGGCGGCAAGTTCATCGGCGAGAGATGATCGAAGCCCACCGGATCAGATCTCACGCGATCGTCCTGCGTCGCGATCCACACCTTCAACCCGATGCCGTTAACGCCTCGTATAGTCTGCGCGCTGCTGTTCATCGCTGCCGTCGCTTCAGTGCGGGCGATCGTCGCGGCCTGCCCCGTATACGCCTGCACCCGCAGCATGAACTTGACCTCCTTCACCAGTTCGCGCTGACTCCATCCCTCTCGAAGTGCGCGAGCGATTCGCTTCTCGATGCGGCGGCGGGTTGTCTCGCTGACTTCCTGCCACGACTTGATCTCCCGCTGCTTCAAGTACGCGATGATGTCGGCCTGCACCTCGGGCGGCATCTCGACGAAGATGTTCGGCGTGCCGGGATACTTGTCGAAGAACTCCTCGCGGTCTGGCCCCTTCTGCATGATGCCCGAGACGCTCGCAGCGAGCAGGTCTTGCTCCTTCGGCAACTCGATGCCCAGCCATCGCATCTCGAACTCCGCACCAGCCAGCAGCGCACTGATCAGCTGCGGGCTGACGTACTGCTCCCACAGCGCGAGCGTATCCTGGCCCACCAGCCGGTCGGCTGACTCGATCGCCATGATCGGGTCGATGTCGTCGATCAGTGGTTCGGCTCGCTTCAGCACTGCGGCCTGGTACTTCTCGAAGCCCTGCGTCAGTGCTCGCTCCTGCACCATGCGGGCAGAGTGCCACGCCTTGACCAGTGCCATGTCGCGCTTGCCTTGCCAGACCGCTCGCGGCGTGATGATCGCAGGAGCCGCTAGGCTGACTCCTCCTCTGCCAGCTTCGCCAGATATTCGTGCCACTCCTTGCGGGTCATCCCATCGGGTGGCGTCTTCTTTGGCTTTGACTGCTTCACCGTTCGCTCGTCCGTTTCGCCGCCGATCGTGTTCGTGACTGCCTTCTTCTTTGCCATTGTCTCGCGCTCCGTTTCGGGATGTCAGGTTGAATCTGGCAGCGAGGTACTGATTGTCCTCGGCCTCTTCTTCGATCGCTTCGTCAGCGTCGTCGACTTCATCGCCTGCCGGATTGTCGTAGGCCACGTCGTCGCTGATCTCGTCCTCGAGTTGCGTGCCGCCGACCGGCTGGATCGCCAGCCCGATGTAGGCACTGTCGGCTGCTCTGTCTTCGAGTGGCTCGCGGCCCCGCTCCATGCGTCGTTCGTTCGGCGTGATCGCACCCAGCTGCCAGTCAAGCTTCGTCTCTTCTCGCTCTGCCTCTGCGTCGTCTGGTCGAGCGTCGTCGAACCAGATCCGCAAGCCCTCGCCGAACATCGGGGCCAGCTTCTCGGTCATCACGCCTGCCAGCATCGTCAGCAGCGGGTTGATCGTCGACTCGCAGAATATCAGGTTGGCCCCGTAGATCGTCGCCCTGTTTACGTCTGTCGTGATCCCGGCGATCACCTTGGGCACGCCATGCAGAGCGAGCACCTGATCTCGGACCTGATCGATCGTCGCAGGGAAGTCCATCTCGGCAGGCTTCATCGAGAATGGCTTGACCGTCATTCCTGGCGGGGCGATTATTGGCTCGCCTGCACGCGCCGTCCCACCGTAGCGGGCGACGAAGCGATCCTTGACTGCTCGCAGCACCTCGGGGTCTGGCTTGCTGTATCGCTCAGGATCAAGCTCGATCGACACGCTCGGGAGCGGCCCGTTGCGGAACGTATGCCAGCGAGCCTTCTCGACCGACTCGCTGTTGTCGATCCACTCGCTGCCTGCTGCTGTCGGGCTGTGCGCTTGCAGCTTGCCAGATGGAGACTTGTGCTTGCCCGTGATGACCTGCTCGGGCGGAATCAGCGACTTGCGACGAACGTCACCGTCAGGCGTGACCTGATAGCCGACCAGTTCGCCGTCGTCGTTATACTTCGCCTCCACCCACTGAGACGGCAGCACCCACATCTCGCTCGGCAAGCCGACGCCGTTCGGGATCAGCCACCAGTAGAACTCACCCGTCAGCTGCCAGTACATGACAGTCTCGAAAATGAACGTCTGCCACCAGTCCTGCGGGTTGACGGTGTGCAGCAGTCGCAGCAGCGGGTTGTTCTCGCCGACTGGCTCGAGTTCCTCGTGCGACTGGATCACCGAGCCATACCGCTGCCGGATGTGCTGACGCTGCTCGACAGTCAGACGCTGCCGCCTGTCGCTGTCGTCGGTGACGATCCTCGAGACGTTCGGGAAGGACTCGCTGATCTTGTAGCAGATCCGCGAGATGGCGACGTAGTTCCAGAGTCGATAGTGCTTGACCAGTTCAGTGCTCGATCCCTCGTCCAGGCCGCCGAGAGATCCGAAGTTCGCGTACCCGTTGATGCCGATCCCGAGTCGATCGTAGACGGTCGGCTCGGCTGCCTGCGTCACGCTCGACGATCGCGGGCTGAATGACTCGGCGAAGGTCGCCATCAGATCGTCTCCATGCCGAGAGTGCCGAGGCTCGCGACTCTAGCCTTCGCTTCAGCGATGCGCTGACGTTCTTCCCAACTCAGGCGGTCGATGGTGTCGAGTGCCGCGACGAGTTGCTGGTTCATCGAGTCGACTTCGTTCTCGTGTCGTCGACGCGACGCCTTCAGTTCTCGACGTGCTTCCTTGAGTTCAGCGGCGAGTGCCGCCTTCGTCTTCAGCCAGTTGATCATGCCAGCACCCATCCCATCTCGTCGCAGATCTGACCAGCCAGCCGATAGACGTTCTTCATCGTCGGCTCGTTGTATCGTCTGTCGAGCACCAGCCCGACTCGGTTCAGCCTGCGATCAGGTTCCTCGAAGTCCTTCGCGATCAGCAGCTTGATCACGCCACGCAGCGGCCCGCACTCGATCAGCACCTGGAACGCCCGGCACTGCTCGCGACGACAGACCTGCACCCTGTCGTCGATCTCTTCACGCATCGCACCGCACGCCTTGCATCGCCTCGGCCCGACTCGATGCGGCTGCACCTGCTTCGCCCTGAAGAACCGCTCCTCGCCGTCGTCGAACATCTCGATCGACAGCCGGATTCTCATGAACTCCCAGACGCCGACACGAGGCACGGGTTCAGAGAATCGCAAGAGCACAATGCTCTGACGATCGCGCTCGGTCAGTTCGGTCTGTCGGCGCAGCAGGTCGGGCATCGTGCCATCTTCGCGTGCCGTCCCTGCCCGGTCAACGTCAGTCTGAACGTGCACAATTGTGCACGCTCACTCAGAACGCACCAGCCTCCATCCAACTCGAGAGCGTGCCGAGTGGTTGCCGCACCGCTTGGAACATATACGCCACGGCGTCTGCCTTGTCGGGCGACCTGCCCAGTCGCTCGCTGACTGTCCTGCCCTTGAACGTCTGCCCTGGTCGTCTCGTCTTCGGCGTCAGCCTGAACTTCAGCCCGTCGCTGCCGTGCCACACCTTCTCGGGTGCGACGAGTTCGTCGAGCAGTTCGCGATCGTCAGGCAGTGCGAAGGCGTCGTCGTTCTGGGCTGGGTCGAGCCTGTCTGCCAGGTGAGCGTACATCTCGGCCCGCCTGTTCGCGCAGCGGTGACGATCTTCGATCGGCGTGGCGTTGCCTCGGATCTCGACGACGCGACAGCCCTGCTCGGCAAGACGGTCACCGACGCCCTTGCCTAGCCCGTCCATGTCGACAGCGATCGGCACTTCGCCCTCGATCAACTCGATGCCGTATCGCTCTCGGACGAGTGCGATCGCCCAGCCCACCGTCGCCATCGTGTCAGCCTCTCGTCTGCCGTGCATCGCTGCCACACCGTCAGCAGACCCAGCCACAAGCACCGTCTGATCGCCTGACAGGCTCGCTGCCACGTCCAGGCCGAAGCCCTCGACAACTCCATCAGGCTGCCACGCAGCGACGTGTCGAGGCAGCCAGCTGGGCTTGATCAGCTGCGTCTCTGGGTCTTCTGTTGGGAAGCGTCCATGCCCGAAGACCTCGACGACGAACTCGCTCGAGTCGTTGACGATCGCCTGCCAAGTGTCGAAGCAGACCTGGCCAGGAATCAGCGGTCGGACGAAGTCATAGGCGTCTTCGCTGATCGGGTCGCCGTGCTCGTATCGCTTGCCCTCGATCTCGATGCCGCCGATCGGGCCGACTGGGTTCTCGAGCCTGCGCTCGCGGACGTTCAAGCAGTCAGCCCCGTCGACCGTGATGCAGCGACGACGACCCAGCGGTGCGACGATCGTCTGCGTCTCGTCGATCGAACTGACAGGGAAGGCAGAGCGGAACGCACCAGCCAGCGTGCGAGGGTTGGCGACCGCCACGAACTTCGTCGCCTGCGTGTCAGCCAATTTGTAGCGGGCGTCGTGGATCGCTGTCGCTTCATCGAAGACGAAGAACGTCGAGCGACCGTGCCGACCCGAGAACGCCTCGTCGCTGTCTGGGTTGACCACGTCGACATAGTGCTGGACGCCGTCGTAGATGCCGCCTGTCAGCAGCTTGCCCGCTGGCGGGAATCGCATCAGCCGCCACCACTTCAGCACCTCCGCGAAGATCACGCTCTGCGCGTGATGGTAGCTGGCCGATGTGATCACGACCTTCGACTGCGGGAAGACAGCGAAGTACACGCAGACGGCGATCGCCAGTGCGCTGCCCTTGCCGCACGACGTGTTGCCTTTGACGTAGACCTCTCTGATCGTCGGGTCGAAGATGCTCGACAGCATGTCCCGCTGGAAGTCATCGAGCAGGAGTCCAGGCCACTGCGTCTCGACGAAGAGGAACGGCTTGCCCTCGCTGGCTTCGAGTGCTGCCTGCGTGCCGACGATCCGCAGCACTGCCTCGCGACGTTCAGCCGTCAGATCGAGCGGCCCCGTTCCCGTTGCCATTGTGCCTCCCGTTCGATCCGCCCTGGTCGATCAGCTGGAACGCCTCAGTCACCTGCGCCATCTCCTCGCGGCTCATCGTCGACGCTGTCTCCATGTCGAAGGCGAAGCTGCCGCTGACGTTCAGATCCAGCTGCTGCGGCTGCGCTGCGATCAGCTGCCCCTGCATCATGATCAGGCAGCGGATCGCCGACAGCCGAAGACGATCGCCGTAGAGGTACGCGCCCGCCGTGCCGCCACCTTCCCTGCTGACGACGATCTCGAGCAGACGTGCTGGCAGGTCGGCATAGGTTCGAGCCGGGATGTCCCAGTTGTGACGCAG